AGCCGGTAAGTGTTGCCATGGCATACAGTTTTATAATAACTATATGTATACCCTATCAACAGGCACAGGTGAAATACTAGAAATTAATTTAGAGACACAGCAATTTAGTGCTCATAAAATTGTTGATAGTAGTCATACATTTTTAAGAGGGCTTAGTATTCTCAATGATAAAATTATTGTAGGATGCTCAGTTAATTTTAAACAAAATGCTAAAGCACAATCTTGTTTTATTTTGGTAATTGATATAAAAAATAATACCCATTATAAAATAAATTTACCAGGCATTAAGTTTATCAATGACTTAAAAATAATTCCACAATAACACAAAGGAACACTATGAACATTAAATTACTCCAATTATGGGATTTAGTTCAATCAGCAGGTTTATGGGTATTTAAAGTAACTTTAAGAGCAGTTAAAGTGCTTGTTGAAGAAACCATCGATCTATTACAAAAACTAGATACATTACTTACTAAATAAGAAGAAAGACATGGAGATGCAATCCCTTATTAATACTATTTTGCCGCTTATATGCATCTGCATCGGTTGGTTTTGTAAAGAGTTATGGAATGCGGTTCAAGAACTAAAAAATGATTTGTCCGATTTTAAAGCTTCTATACCAGCAATATACATGAGACGTGACGAGTTTCATGATCGTTGGGATGAGATCATTAATTTACTTCATCGCATCGAAGATAAATTAGACCAAAAGGTTGATAAACCTTGAACTGGCTATTACAAATTGCTCCGACTATAGCATCCGCTTTAGGTGGTCCTTTGGCAGGATTAGCTGTGTCTGCATTATCTAAAGCATTAGACATAGCTCCAGATACAGTTAATGACATCATTACGACAGGCAAATTAAATGCCGATCAATTGGCACAAGTTAAGATTGCTGAAATAGAACTTCAAAAACAAGCTCAATCTCTTGGTTTAAACTTTGCTGAAATAGAAGAAAAGAATCAAGAATCTGCAAGAAATATGCAGATTGCCACGCAATCAAAAATACCAGCTATTTTAGCTTCTATTACAACGGTTGGCTTTTTTGGCATATTGATACTTTTATTTTTTAATAAAGTTGATCCAACTAATAATGCTTTGATGATTATGTTAGGATCTTTAGGTACTGCCTGGACAGGCGTCATTGGTTTTTATTTTGGATCTTCAGCGGGTAGTCAAGCTAAAGACCAAATGTTATTTCATTCAACTCCAATGGCAAAACCAGTGCCATCAGAAGAATGACCCGATTAACCCCGCACTTCACGTTGGAAGAGCTATTTGCATCCGAAATAGCAGACCGTCAAAACATTGACAATAAGCCAACAGATAGTGTAATATTAAGTAATTTACAAACCCTTGCAGAGAGGTTAGAAGATGTTAGAACTATTTTACATAATCCTATACACGTTAACAGTGCTTATCGTAGCCTCGCTGTTAATGAGTTGCTGGGTAGCAAATCTACCAGCGCGCACACGAAAGGCTTGGCAGCGGATATTATTTGTCCGTCTTTTGGTACGCCTCGCGATATTGTGCTTGCTATTATCGGAAGTACTTTGCAATACGATCAAGTCATACTGGAATTTGATCGCTGGTGCCACATCGGCTTTGCGCCAAAAGGGCAAACGCCACGGCTCCAAAAACTCATCATAGACCGTAATAGCACACGGCTATTCTCATAGGAGGTATCTCATGAAACATTCATTTAACCCTTGGATTCTTCAATCCTAGGCGTTTTTCAACCCTAAAATTTAATAGACTTAAAACTTAATTTGCGGTAACATGACGCAAGGAAAGGACTTACACTATGAAAAAATTAGTTATATTTTGTTGCCTATTTGCTTTATTTATAGCAAACGTTTGTATTCCAAAAGAGCAATATATTAATGGAAAAGATATTGTTCTATCTAATCATATGCAATTTATTACTGAGTTGGAAGGCTTTAGAACAACCGCATACCATGATTCTAAAGGGTACTTAACCATTGGTGTTGGGCATGTAATTAAACCATCAGAATGGAAACTTAGAAAAGCTACTCTATCTAAAGAACAGGTTTTAGAAATACTACGTCAAGATATTAAATCTTGCGAAATTGTTATCCAAGAATCTATTAGAGTGCCTATATCCAATTTTCAACAAAAAGCACTTTATAGCTTCTGCTTTAATATTGGCCCAGATAACTTTAGGCAATCTACAGTCACTAAAAAGCTCAATCAGTTTAACTATACTGGAGCCGCCAATGCCATGCTTTTATGGAATAAACCTGCCATTTTAGAGCATAGACGTAGGGTCGAAAGAGAATTATTTTTAACAGGGCGAAAAGCCTAATATTTATGCATTAGTACACATAAGGACTGATCATCCTATTTCAATCAAATTTAACCTCGAGGATATATAATGGACGGATTTAAAAAACTCCCAAAAATGAAAACTGGCGGCTGTGTAGAAAAAGAAGTTAAGAAATGTGGCGGCGGCTCTATGAAAAAGGGTGGCAAATATAAAGAAGGCGGCGATGTTGATCTTAAACAAGATAAAGCTTTAATCAAAAAAGCATTTAAACAACACGACAAAGCAGAACACGACAAAGAACCCACAGAGATCAAACTCAAAAAAGGTAATCGTGTTAAAAAAGAAGCTGGCACAGTTAAAAAATATAAAGCTGGCGGCGCAATTGAGATGAAGAAATCTTCAGGCGATTTAGATACCATTAAAAAAGTAAAAGCTACCGGCGCTAAGAAGGCTAATGCTCCATCAAAAGCTGAAGTTAAACCAAACTTTAAAGGTTCCGATGTAGAAAAAGAAAAATCAAAACCAGCTGGTGATAAAGATGCTATTAAAAAAGTACCACCAACAGGCGACAAAAAAGCTGATGCTCCTAATAAAGCAGCAGTTAAACCAGATCGTAAAGGTATTAATGCCGTTGATGATATCGATGGTATGAAAAAAGGCCGTGCTGTAAAAAAGTATAAAGCCGGCGGTCCTATTAAACACATGGCTGACGGCTCATTAGCTGCACCTATAGACCCTGCAAAAGCAAATTTTCCAGGTCGTATGACTAATATGGAATTGCAAGCAAACCCTCTTGCTGCTGCAAAAGCAAATTTTCCAGGTCGTATGACTAATATGGAAATGCAACAAATGATGAAACAACGAGCTCTTCAAGCTATGTTACAAAAAGCTGGTATGCAAGGTGGACAACAAGCCCAACAAGCTGGTAACCCAAATGCAATGAATACTACATTCAATGCTAATCAACCTCCAGCCTATGTAAATCCAACAAATGCTGTTATGAATAATCCATATTCAAGAAGTGGTCAAAATCCACAAAGCGTTGATGAACTTTTAAATTCACCTGCGTTTACTACTCCAAGTAATAGAATGTTGGATAAATAAATTTAATTGTCGTGAACGGGAGGCATCCCTGTCTTGCTCCATCAAGACTAGCGACATCTTTTTAGAGCATGGAGGCTCAAAATGGATAAAGAAGCAAAGAAAAAAAGTCAAAAAGCATATTATCAAGCCAATAAAAAATATTTCAATGAATATGCTTCTAAAAGATTAGAAATAAAAAGACAATTAATTCTGAAAATTTTAGGAAATGTTTGTGTTGATTGTGGCGAAAATGATTCCATAGTATTACAAATAGGCCATATCTATGATGATGGGAAATTAGATAGGCAAAAATTTAAAAATGTAAATTCTTTTTATAATCATATATTATCATTAGAAGATTTATTTTCTAAATTTAAATTACAATGTTGTAATTGTAATTGGCGTCAAGAATATTATAAACGAAAAGGATTAAAAAAATGCCAGTTAAATCAAAAGCTCAAGAAAGATTAATGCAAGGAGTTAAGCATAGTCCCGAATTTGCAAAAAAAGTTGGTATCAAACAAAGTGTAGGAAAAGAATTTTTAAAATCCCCTCCACGTAAAAATTTACCTCAACGAGCATCCGGTCGCGGGAGATAAATTTTGGCTTATTCAGGTACTATTAATCAAACAAAGATTAATGTAGATCAATTAATCTCTTACGCCTATCGTGATGCAGGTAAAGCTGCAGAAGAAATGACGCCTGAATATATCAATGCAGGTAAGCAGGCTCTTTTCTATATCTTACAAAATCTATCTAATCGAGGCGTTAATCTTTGGTTACTTGAAGATTATTTGATTGGTCCTAGAGCCTATACCCAATGGATGTCTATGCCTGCGGGAACCATTGATGTTAAAGAAGCAAACTGGGTTTATCTTATTAATCCTACTATTGCTGAAGCACTTCCTACTGACAATCTATATTCTCCAAATCTATTTGATCAATCTTTAGCACTTGAAACGCATGCAACTTCCACCACAGGTGAAAATTGGTTTGGTGCTCAGTATCAGCAACAAACACGTATTTTTTATGTAGGCTTTAATGCCTATGCTCCAAGTGGTTCGGCTACTTATAATTTAGTACTTGAAGCTAGTAATGATGGCACAACTTGGTCCACCATAGATCAGCTTGACAGTATAACTTTAGCTGATAAAGAATGGGCATATTACCCAATCAATATCACACAAGCTTATTACTACTATCGATTACGTGAAACTGTCGCAACGACATTTTCTTTAAGAGCTATTCAATTTGCTCAATCACAACAAGTGATTCCTCTTGCTCGTTTAAATCGCGATGATTATTGGAATCTACCTAATAAACAATTTCCAAGTGGTAGATCATTACAGTATTGGTTTGATCGTACGATTGATCCATCTATGTATTTATGGCCAGTGCCAAATAATAATTTTCAAATGTTCCAACTTATTATTGAAAAACAAATGCAAGATGTTGGTACATTAACAAATCAACTTTATGTACCTGATCGTTGGATTAGCTCTATTCAATCATCTTTATCCCATAAACTTGCATTACAGCTACCTAATATAGATATGGGTCGAGTTGCGTATTTAGAGAAAATTGCGGTTCAACTTGAATCTGATGCAGCCAACGAAGAACGTGATAAATCCCCTATTTACTATCAACCTAATATAAGTTACTACACTAGATAATGACTAACGCATACCAACAAACTTATGATAATTTAATTGCTGATGTTATCTCTTATATGGAGCGTGATGACGTTGGCTTCATAGCTCAAATTCCATCATTGATTGGTTTAGCTGAAGCGGCCATTGCATCAGAACTTAAAACATTTTTACAACTTACTGTTGTTGAAACAACACTTTCTGCTAGTCAAGTTATTCTACAAAAACCAGCAAGATGGCGTAAAACAATTTCAATGAAAACAAATGGTGCGCCTATTTTAATTAGGTC